ACCAAACCTCCTACCAATATCTGCCCCTCCGTTACGCCAACAAGTTTTTCAAGAGCCACTGCCGCACCAGAAGCCAAGTCGGAATTACTCACGCTTCCGCTCACGGCCACGGTGGGGCTTGCTGCATTCCGCAACATCGCCCGCGTCACGTTGCTGTCGTCTGGAAATGTTTCGTTGGGTGTTACTGTTACACTTAAACTCATACTCGTTCTGTTACCATTGTTTTGCCGGGCAGCGCACTAACGGCGGTTCCAACCACCTTTGCGCGTCCCAAATCATTTGAAATTTTTAATTGTGCATATCGGCCCGCTTTGTTGAGCCGATTTTTTTGGATGGATTCTTGGTGTATGTCGGGGTTGATGCCGTTGGAACCAAGATCAATGCTTTTGTATGTTCCAGTTGGTGTGGAGACGGAAATGCCGCCGTTTGTAATTGTTCCAAATAAAACGGTTGCTCCAGCCGCCGCGTCTGCGCTCAAAGTCAATACACCCCCAGTTGTCGCAAACGTGATTTGAGTGTTTTTCTGAATGCGCTTTGCTATTGCACTAACCGATACTCCACCCCCACTTGTGTAGTCTCCGTCTATCGCAGAGGCAGTCGCCGTGACTGTGTTTGCCGTAGAAGAAATATCTGTGGAGTAGTCTTCTCTAAATGCCACAAGATATTCGCCGTTGGAGTTGTCCTCTGGAAAGTCTGCTTTATCAAATGGCTGGTGGTATTTAGTCCGGTCAAATCGTTTGTTCGTAACCAGTGCGTGTGTTTCCTCCACACCGTCAAACACCGCAGTTATGTCTATACCGCCAGACCCACCAACCACACCATTTGTGGAAACCGTGACGTTAGCTTGCTGGAACCGTTTCATGTCTTCGGCTCCACATTTGTATCCACGGGTTAGTAGTTCAGTTGAAATTTGCGTGTGCGAAATGTTGCGGCTGGTACTATTGGATGTGTTAACTGTTTCATCTACAAAGCCAGATAGATTGGGGTCGTCGTAGAGATTTAGAAATCCGTTGGCCATGAAGAACAACCGCTTTGCCCCAAGATACTTGAAGGTAACAAAATCAGTTAGTCCGTTGATTTCGCTAGATTGGTCAAACCCACTCCATGCTTGGTTCCTAAAATCATAAACCAGTATTGCGTTGTTTGTGGTGGAACCGTCTATTGGGACTGCCAGATAGTATTTGTTGTTGTGCCAAGCGGCGGCAGACTTATCAGCGTATGCCCAGTTGATTCTGTCTATGAGCGGCTGGATTGGTTCGCTAACCGGCGCATCCACGCCTTGTAATTTTCCAGACTCACTAACTGCCAAACTTACCACACCACGTTGGTCGCTCAAAAACCAAATATCCTTACCCACCGTCACCACGGCTTTAGCCGACTTCAATCCATACCCCCGGCTAATCTCATCCAAAAATATGTCGGCTAGATTCCCATAAATGTTTCGCACCGCGTACACACTGGATTCCTTGAAGCAAAGAATTGTGGACGCATCAAATTTCCAGAGTGCTATTAACGAATCCTCACTACCTTGGTTAACTCTAAAATTAGACAACACTGGTTGGTAGCGTGTGTAGTTCAAATAATCACTGGCCGCTACCAAGTCGCGGGAGTGCGGAATTAGGAGACGGTTCTGAAAAAATATGCCGTTGTTGGCGTTGGGGATTGTCTCGGTTCCGTCCGAGTCATTTTCATCTATTGCCGTGTCACTGGACGTTTGGGTGACTGCCACAAATCCAGTGTTAATGTCGGACATTTGGAGGGGCGACAAATCCTCTCCACGGAACAAAATTACATTGTTAAAACACTGAACAAATGTGCAGTCCGCCGTGTTGGACATTCCAGTGTTGAGAGTTTTTGTGGGGTTGCCTTCGCGCACCGCATATATTTTTTCCTGTGTTGCGATGAGTAGCCAGTTATTGCCGTTGGGATCGTTGAACGTGCCAACTCCTTTTACGTTAGTGTAATCGTCCAGCCCCACATTGGGCGCAGTACCGGAATTCTTCGGATTTGCCCACATGACTTTTTTAATGCCAAAGCGGGGTTCGGCTACTCCGTTGTTGAACCGTTTGTTTTTAGCAGACGCAACGAAGCCCGGCTGGAGTTGTCCCGGCTCAAGCCGCATATTCACTCCAGCGAACCCAACGTCGCCATCTTGCATCTGTTCAACTATCGGCACTATTTCTTCTCCAACTCAAACTCCAGTTCCGCCACTTTTCTCAACGCTTCCCTCGTCCACTCTGGCGCGGACTGTGCCGCCGCTGGAAACTGCGGGTGTTCGGTCAACGTCGAGACTCCATTCAGTTCCCGATACGCGACTGTCTGACATCCCGCCGCCCCTAGCATTAGCAATAGCGGTATCAATTTTATCCAGTTTTTCATCGTATCGGCGTTGGGCTTTCGCTTCGCGCAGTTGGTCGGATACTTTTAAAAAAAGCCGCTCCAAGGACGGAACGGCTCGGAGTAGCGCGACCAATGCACCTATTATCCCCATTAAACTCTTTTCTCTACCTTAGAGATTCCGTGGCGGACAAAAATTGCCAATGCTGATGTGATGCCAACATTGATAGCCGCGCCGAGTTCCAACTCTCCAGTGAGATAGCCAGCCAGCGCACCAATGACGCCGGTAACTCCAGTCCAGAATGTTTTTGATTTAATCATTTTCGTTTCTTTTTTGCTGAACGCATGGGTTTCGTTGCTGATTTCTTTTTCGGTGGGCGACCCACTTTACTTCCATAAGTTCCTTTTCCGTGCGGCATAATTATTTCTTTTTTGCAGTTTTAGCTGATTGCTTAAAAGCCTTCGCCGTTGGTGCGCCTTTCGCACCCGGCTTCCTCATCTTCTCTCCGCTTCCAGCCTTAATACGTTTCCGTTTGGCGTGGATGTTTGCGTATAGCCCTTTTTTCTTTGCTGCCATAAATTACCCTTTCTTCCACTTGCTGGAGCTAGACTTTGTTTTACTTGGACTCCATTTAACCTTGTTCGCCCAATAGGCGGCGGACATGGGGCCGCGAGCTATGTTTTTCGAGTGACGCGATTTGAACGCCTCACGTTGTCCAGCCGTTTGGTTCGTCTTAACTCCTTGCTGACCAAACCGAATAGTTTTGATCTGACCACCCGACTTGGCGACAACAACATGAGACTTTGTAGGATGACTTGGAGTGCGCTTGGGTTTGTTGTACCCACTCACTCCAGCCCTTGTTAGCCTTGAGTCTTTCTTAGTTGCTGCCATTTTTAATTAACTCTCGGATTTTTAAAATTATGTAGATTAACGATGCGAGTGAAATGCCGACTTTAAGTACGAGATCAATGGAAACCATCCAGTTGCCAATACCCGTCGCGCTGGCGATTGCCACTTTGAAGTCGTCAAAATTCACCCTTCTTTTGCACCTTCATATTCTATGTCAAAAAACGGCGTGTCTACTTCCAGTGTGCCGGGAAGTGACTTACATCCACTCATAACTAAAATGAACGCGGAGAGTAGCGTCACAACCACAAACCGCTTGAGCCGCGAATCCAGACATTCGCCTCGGCAAGTGTCCTCAAAACAGTTTGGATTCTCACACTTCCTCATTCACTACCTCCACTTTCATCGCGCCCTTTTCATTTCCTTTTGGCAGATACTCCGCACCACCATTGATCGGCAACTTCTTCTCAATCACCAATGCTTTCAACTGACTGTTTGGAACAAGCATCTTTGTAGCGCGGTCTGTCATAAAAAACGTGGTACTGGTTAACCCAAGGCGAATGACCCTTGCTTGCCGTCCACTGATGTAGAGGATTTCATCGTTCTCAAAATCACTCCCCCAATACACCAACAAACCTTGCGCGAAATTAAATAAAACGTCCTTGAACAATATCGCAGCAAAAGCCGCAGCCAGCATCCATCCATAATGACCGATTGCTTGTTCTGCGACTCTCTCAAGTGCGGCATGGTCGAGGACATTAGTCATTCAACGTACTCACGCTTGTCCAAGCAGTTTGCCATTCAGCGTATGCTGGGTTCGCTACTGGATCAGCTTCCTCGTCCACTTCCTTAACA